ATAATGCTGTATTAGAATTTACAGGTGCTCTTACAGGAGACATTCATGTTTTTACTGATGCAGTAGAAACTAAATATACAGTATTTAATAACACTACAGGAAGTCAAACATTAACTTTTGGTCCAACTGGAGGAACTGGCGTAGTCCTTAAACAAGGTGCTAAAACATTAGTTTATACTGATGGAACTACTATGGTTGATGTAATGGCTGATCTTGGTGATATTAATGTAACTGGTATAGCAAATACTGGTTCCTCTACTTACTTTAAACTTCCAACTGCGGATGGAACAAGTGGGCAGAGATTAACAACAGATGGTTCAGGACAATTATCTTTTTCAGATGGATTTGCTACTGGAAAAGCAATTGCTATGGCTATCGTATTTGGATAATTAGGAGGAAAATATGGCAAACCCAAATATAGTAAATGTCGCAACCATTAATGGTAAGACAGACGTATTTGCTTTAACAACTACAGAAACAAATTTAGTTACAGCAACAGCAAATACAGTTTTTAAAATTAATTCTATTATGGTTTCAAACATCGATGGATCAAATGCTGCAGATGTTACAATTAAATATAATGACGGATCTAATGATAGAGCTATCGCAAGTACAATTTCTGTACCTGCTGATGCAACATTATCTGTTATAGATAAAAATAATAGTTTTTATTTAGAAGAAAATGAAATTATTAAAGGAACAGCTTCTGCAAATAGTGATTTAGAATGTTTAATTTCATATGAAATAATTTCAGATTAGGAGGTACTATAGGCTATGGCAAATGGCGGAATTATAGGACCAATAATAGAACCTTCGTCTACAACTGAAAACATTACATCGTTTACAGGCCCAGGAACTTTTACTGCACAAGCAAACCAAAGCGCAGCTAATATTTTTATTTTAGCTGGTGGAGGTGGCGGCGGGACTACAGCTACTAACACCTCTGGAGCTGGTGGTGGCGGAGCTGGTGGTTATAGAGTTATTAACGGTCATCCTATTCCTGCTTCTCCTGTTCCAATTACAGTTGGAGGCGGTGGCGGAGCAGGTGCTAAAGGAACAAATTCAACTTTTGGAGCTGCTTCTCCGTTAAGTTCTACAGGAGGAGGGCAAGGAGGTAGTCTTTATGTTCCAACCAATGCTACAGGAGGTTCTGCTGGTGGTACACCAGGAACAAGTGATTTAGCAGGAAACGAAGGTGGTTATAGTCCACCTGAAGGAAATGCAGGGGGAAATAATTCAGCTGCTCCTTTATACGCTGGAGGCGGCGGAGGAGGTGCTGGAGGCGCTGGTTCTCCAGGAGCAAGTTATCCATCAAACGGTGGTGCTTCTGCTTCAAATGATTTAGCAAGTCCAACAGCTTCACCTTCACCTACATCATATGGCCCAGGAGGAAACTCAGGTAGATATCCTTTAGCTAGTGGTGGATCTTCTGCACCCGCAAACTCTGGCGGTGGCGGAAACGGTGCATCTTGTACACTTTCATCTGGTTACACAGGAGGATCTGGAGGTTCTGGTATAGTGGTAGTAAAAGAATTTGCTCAGTTTAATGCTCCTGGAGTTTGGACTATGGGTGATGTTTATGATTATGTAAAAGCAGGAAATTGGAGTAATAATTAATATGGCACATTTTGCAGAAATAAGAACAGATAACAACGAAGTTTTAAGAGTTGTTGTAGTTAATAATTCTGATGTTAATGCTAATGGAGGAGATTTATCTACTGAAGCTGAAACATGGGTTGCTAATAATATTCCACAAGATCCATTAATTTTAGAAGAATTAGGAACTTATCCTGAAACTTATTGGAAACAAACTTCTTATAATAATAATTTTAGAAGAATTTATACAGGAGCAGGACATATTTATGACTCCTCTGATGATACTTTTAAACCATCACAACCTTATGATAATTGGGTTTGGGATGAAACAAATTGGAATTGGAAACCACCTATAGATGTACCGTTAGATGAAAATGGACCGTATAGATGGGATCAAGAAAACACTCAATGGGTGAGTACAAAGGAAAATTAATATGGCACATTACGCAAAAATAGATCAAAATAATATTGTAGTAGATGTAAGAGTTATCAACAATTCTGACGTTGCAGCTAATGGCGGAGAAAAATCTACTCAAGCTGAACAATGGGTGTCTGATAATTTTGGTGGAGGAAATTGGAAACAAGTTTCTTACAATACAAAACATGGAAAATATTATGATTCAGTCACAGGAGAATTAGATCCTGATCAAACTAAAGCTTATAGAATGAATTACCCTGGAATTGGTTGTCACTATATTTCATCTTTAGATGGATTTACTGCAGGGCCAAAACCTTATGATTCATGGACAGTAAAACAAGATACTTGTACATGGGAACCACCTGTAGCGTTTCCAACAATTACTACAACTGGTGTAACACAACAAACACCTGAAGGTGCTAGTTATGAACAACCTTATATTTATAGTTGGGATGAAGCTAATCAAAGATGGATAGCAAAAACTTTTACAAATAATAATATTTTAGAAAATAATTACACATGGAATTCAACAACTTTACAATGGGAGGTAGATAATGGCTAGAGGAAATGGTGGAGTTATCGGAGTCAATAATGATCCTCTTACAGAATTAATAACTAGATTTACAGGGCCAGGAACTTTTACTTCAAGACCAACTACAGGAAATGTAGGAGTATTTGTAATTGCTGGTGGCGGCGGTGGTGGTACTACAGGAAGTAATAAATCTGGTGGCGGCGGTGGTGGAGGTTTTATTCTTGTGCCTGCTTTATCTGTTGGCGGAGGAACACCTATTCCTGTTTCTATCGGTGGAGGTGGAGGAACAAATGCTAGTGGTTCAGATACTACTTTTGGAGCTGCTCCTAACCCATATTATTTAATTGCAAAAGGCGGAGGCGCTGGTGGAAATACTCCAGCAGATCCTGGAACACCTGGTGGATCAGGTGGAGGTGGAGGAGGCCCAGGGCCAACTCCTGCTGCAGGTGGTAATGCTACTCAACCAGGCCAACCTGGAAATTCAGGAACTTATGGAAGTGGTTTTGCTGGTGCGGGGCCTAGTTCAGGGCCTAGTAACATAGGCGGTGAAGGTGGAGGCGGTGCTGGTGCAGCAGGTAACTCTACAGGACCAGGCGGAGGAAACTACGGTGGTGGTAATGGTGGTGATGGAGCATCTATTATTCCAGTATTTGGCCCAGCTCAACCTTGGTATATTACAGATGGTTATCAAGATGGTTACTTTGGTGGCGGGGGTGGCGGTGGACCTGCTCCTCCTTATCCACCAAGTGGTAAAGGACAAGGTGGTCGAGGTGGAGGAACTCCATTTAATCCTGCTCCTGCTCCACATTTAAATTCACCAGGGCCTATAGCTAATTCTGGCGGTGGCGGTGGAGGTGTAAGATCAGGAGCTCCAGGTCAAATCGTTGTTAAAGAAGCAGGTGGTGCACCAGGAGTATGGTCTTTAAAATCTCAGTTTGCTGCACAAAAATCAGGTACTTGGCCAACGTAAATCTAGACTTATTAATTAAATAATATATAAGATTTGCATAGAGTCATATGAATCTTAAATACAGTTATTGGTTTTTTAAATCTGCATTACCTAATCATTTTTGTGATAAGTTAATAGAATTCGGTAATTCTAAAAAAGAACAGTTAGGAATTACTGGAGGTATTAATACAAAAAAAGAAAAACAAGTTGTATCTGAAAAAGATTTAGAAGAAAAAGAATTAAAAGATTTAAAACAAAGACGTGATTCTAATATTGTTTGGTTAAATGAAAGATGGTTGTATAGATATATTCATCATTATGTTCATGTAGCTAATTATAATTCTGGTTGGAATTTTGAATGGAGTGTTTCTGAAAATGCTCAATTTACTAAATACAAATTAAATCAATTTTATGACTGGCATTGTGATAGCTGGAAAGAACCTTATCAAGATAAAGAAGGTGATCAATTACAAGGTAAAATTAGAAAATTATCTATAACATGTTCTTTATCTGATCCTAAAGATTATAAAGGTGGAGAATTTGAATTTAGATTACAAAATGATAAAGAAGGAGAAATAGTAGATCAAGTTTGCACTGAAGTTATGCCTAAAGGTTCTATTGTTGTATTTCCTTCTTTTATATATCACAGAGTGAAACCAGTGATTGAAGGAACTCGTTATTCATTAGTTATGTGGAATTGTGGACAACCATGGAGATAAAGGAGAAAACAAATGTCATTTAAAGAACAAAAATACACAATAATTAAATCTGCTATATCAAAAGAATTAGCTGATTTTGCATATCAATATTTTTTATTAAAAAGAAAAGTTGCAAGAACATTATTTGATAATAATTGGATTCCACCATTTGAAACAATGTTAGGTGTTTGGAATGATTCACAAGTACCTGAAACTTATTCTCACTATGGAGACATTTTAATGGAAACTTTATTAGAAAAAGTAAAACCTATAATGGAAGAAAAAACAGGTTTAAAATTATTACCTACCTATGCTTATGCAAGAATATATAAAAAAGATGATGTTCTTCATAGACACAAAGATAGAATGTCTTGTGAAATATCTACTACAATGAATTTAGGTGGAGATAATTGGCCTATATATTTAGAACCTGATGAAACTAAAGGTGGTCATGGAGAAGATGGAGTTTATAAATCAGACAATACGCCAGGTGTAAAAGTAGATTTAGAACCTGGAGATATGTTAGTTTATTCTGGTTGTATACTAGAGCATTGGAGAGAAAAATTTGAAGGAGATAATTGTGCTCAAGTATTTCTACATTATAATAATGTAGCAACTCAAGGTGAAACTAATAAATATGATGGTAGACCTCATTTAGGTTTACCTGCAGATTTTAAAAATGTCTAATTTTATATATCAATTCAATATTGATAAAGATATTTGTAATGAATTAATTAATCATCATATTACAAGTAATAAAAAAGGCCCAGGTTATCTCACTGGAAATAAAATTGATAAAAATATAAAAGACTCTATTGATCTAAATGTATATCCTAATAGTGAACTTACTTTTGTAAAAAATTATTATAAAGAATTACAAAAAGGAATAGATCAATATTATGATTTACATTTTATTTTAAAAGAAAAAATAGGTGTTCACACTAAAGAGCCTTTTGTTCTACAGCATTATTATCCTGGTGGTGGTTTTAAAGCTTGGCATTTTGAAAGATCGGATTTAGAAGAACCAATTATAAGTAGAACTTTAGTATTTATGACTTATTTAAATGATGTAAACGATCAAGGTGAAACTGAATGGTACTATCAAAAATTAAAAATAAAACCCAAAAAAGGTTTATCAGTTATATGGCCAGCTGATTGGACACATACTCATAGAGGTATACCTTCTCCTACTGAAGAAAAGTATATAGCTACTGGGTGGTTAAATATGGTATGAAAAAAATAATATTTTTAGGTGGTCTTTGTAGAGCAGGAAACACACTGTTAGCTTCATGGTTTATGCAACATCCTAAAATTGCAGTAACCGCACATAGTAATTTAGTAAATATTTTATTTCAATTAGAGAATATTAAAAGAGGAAGTTTTCATAAAAATTTCCCTGATGATAGGTCTGTAAATAATATATTAGATACTGCTGTAGAAAGATATTATTCTCATTGGAAAGAAGAAGTAATTATAGATAGAGCTCCTTGGGGTACATTAGGAAATATAGAATTAATTAAAAAATATATTAAACCAGAAGAAATAAAATTTATTTTTTTAAAAAGACCTTTTAAAGAAATCTTTTCTTCTTTTTACAGAATGGGAGGAGCTTACACAGATATAAATCATTTAATGCATTCCAATCAAATGATCAATTTTGATTATAGATCCGTCGGTACTGTTTTACAGGACCCTTCTATTAAAAAATTAATTATAGAATATGATGATTTAGCTACTGATCCACAAAATGTAGTAGATAAAATAAGTGAATACTGTGAAGTAGAAAGTGTTAAATTAGATTTAAACAATATTCAACAACTAGAACTTAACGGTGTTAAATATAATGATGAACATGTTGGAGCACCTTTACATACAATTAAAACAGATAAAATAAAAAAGGATAAACATGTTGAAGTAGATAAAAGTCTTTATGAAAAATATGAATACCTTGATAAAGTATGGGAAAAAACTCCCAACTTTAATTTTTTAGATAAAATACAAATAACTGAAGATATAGAAAAATATGTTGATTCATTTATGGATAAAGATTGGAAAGACTATACTTTTAGACAGGATACTTTTGATGTTCATAAACAAACAGAAACTATTCCTATAGTTTATAACGAAGATTTTGATAAAGAGATTTTAGATAAATCACATCATTACAATGTATTTATGAAATTACTTGGAGAAATAGAATCAAAATTACTAATGAAATATTCAACTGGATTTATTGTAAGAGCTATATTAGTTAAGCTACCTCCTAAATGTTCAATAGCGCCTCATCAAGATCAAGGTAAATCTTTAGAAGAAACTTTTAGATACCATTTACCTATAAAAACAAACCCTGATGTTTTATTTACAGTTGGAGGAGAAACTAAACATTTAGAGAAAAGTTTATTATGGGAAATTAAGAACACTGAAAAAATACATTCAGTTGTAAATAATGGACAAACTGATAGAATTCATTTAATAATAGACTGGAAAAAATAGTATTAATTTCAAATTTTTGTTATATAATATTTGTTATTATGCCACTTACTCAACTTAATTTTCAACCTGGTTTAGACACTGAAAACACCGAAACCGGTGCAGAAGGTAGATGGACTGATTGTGATAAGATAAGATTTAGAAAAGGATTACCTCAAAAAATAGGAGGTTGGACTAAATATAGCGACAATTACTATGTGGGAAGACCCTCAGATAT